ACCTAGATTCTAGGCAGCATATAGGAGTGTTGTAGTGCCAGAGCAGGATGCGATAATAGTCTCAACAAGGCGCCTGGTGAAGTCCTTCGACGTGTCCCGGACCCAGATCGAACGGCTCCAGGAGGTCGGAATGCCGAAGGTCGACACGGGGAAGTGGGACCTTGAGGTGTGCTGGCGCTGGCGCTACGACCGATTGAAGTCACAACAGGACTCACAGAAGCCCGATGATGCAGACATTGACAAGGATACCGAGGATGCGCTGCTGAAACGGCGCATGAGGGAGCTCAAAGAGATCGAACTTGCGAAACTTAGAGGGGAGATCCTTGAATCGAAACCCGTCCTGGCGATTATCGAGCGTGCCGTGTCCGCTTTTAAGACGCGGATGTTGTCCATCCCCACGAAATCCGCCGGCCGCCTGGTAGGACTCGAGGTAAACGAAGCGCGAGGTGTACTTGAATCAGACATCCACACAGCTCTCACCGAACTCTCGCGTATTGGCGACGATCTTGAGGCCCTACAAGCCAGTATGGGAGAAATTCTACTTCACGGCAACGCCTCCTCCGAGGCTGACGCTCAGTCAGTGGGCCGACAAAAACAGGTATCTGTCTCCAGAGGGAAGCGCCGAGCCCGGAAGGTGGGAAACCGCAAGGGCCGAGTATCAACGCGGGATCATGGACGCGATAAGCGAGCCGCTCATCCCGGAGGTGACGGTGGAAGCGTCAAGTCAGGTGGGAAAGACGGAACTTGAACTGAATGCTGTTGGGTATTTCATGGAACATGACCCCGCGCCGATGCTGATGATTCAGCCGACGATCGAAATGGGTATGGCCTGGAGCAAGGATCGCCTGGCGACCATGCTCCGTGACACGCCTTCCCTGCACGGCCTGGTATCGGACGCGCGCGCGAAAGCCTCCTCGAACACCATCCTCCACAAATCGTTCCGCGGCGGGCATCTCACAATCGCTGGCGCGAACTCTCCCGCATCTCTTGCCTCCAGACCGGTCCGCTTTGTCCTGCAGGATGAGGTGGACCGGTTTCCCGCTTCCGCCGGAAGCGAAGGAGATCCCTGCTCCCTGGCCGATAAACGGTCGACAACATTCTGGAACCGTAAGCTCGTGAAGGTGTCAACTCCCACGATCGAAGGCGTGTCAAGAATACAGGCGGCCTTCGAATCCTCTGACCAACGGTATTTCCATGTCCCCTGTCCCCGGTGTGGGGAGTTCCAGGCGCTTGTGTGGGCGCAGGTGAAGTTCGACAAGGCTGATGCGGACCGCACGACACGTTATGAGTGCATCAAATGCCGGGCAAGCCTCGCGGAGATCGACAAGTACCGGATGGTGCGTAAGGGCGTGTGGCAGCCCACCTACCCAGAGCGGAAGCTCCACGCGGGTTTTCATATCTCAGAGCTCTATTCCCCCTGGTCCACCTGGCGGAAGATCGTTGTGGACTTCCTCGATAAGAAACAGCGGCAGGAGACGCTCCGGGTGTGGATCAACACGACGCTCGGGGAATGCTGGCGTGAGGAGGAGAGTTATTCGATCGACACGGACGCGCTGGCAGCCCGGAGGGAGACGTATGTGGAAGTCCCGGGCCCGGTGTGTGTGCTCACCGCTGGCGTTGATGTACAGGACGATCGCCTGGAATGCGTGGTGAAGGGGTGGGGACTCAAAGAGGAATCATGGTACATCGGAAGGAAGATATTCTATGGCTCACCGGGACGTTCGGATACATGGGGGCTACTTGACGATTACCTCCAGACTCAGTTTCCGCATGAGTACGGCGTCAAACTCGGGGTTTCTTCTGTGTGCGTTGATTCTGGGGGACATTTCTCCCAGGCGGTTTATCAGTACACGAGGGCCCGGCAGGGTAAGCGTTATTTTTCGTGTAAGGGATACGGTGGTTTCGGTCGGCCTTTCATTGGTAAACCATCCCGCAACAACAAACAGCGCGCTATTGTTGTCCCTCTGGGTGTTGACGCGGGGAAGGAAATGCTCTACGACCGATTGAAATCCGACCCTCCAGGCCCCGGTACGCTCCATTTCAACGAGGCGTGTGATGAGGACTATTTCCTGCAGCTCACCGCAGAGAAGTGTGTGGTGAAGCACACGAAGGGATTCCCGACTCGGGTGTGGATCTTGAAGGATAAGCGCCGGAATGAAATGCTGGACTGTGAGGTATTGAATATGGCAGCGTTCCAGCTCTTGAACGCGAACATGGAGAAGCTCGCACGGGAGATGGAAGCGCGGGAGGCGAGCCGTCAAGATCCCGAGGATGAGGTTGAGGAAAAGCCCACAACGCGCCGGGGGTTCAAACCACGCAGGGGGTTCATCAAAAACTGGTGAGAAATGTCTGACCGCATTGCGTGGAATAGGAGGTGTAGGTCGTGCAAGAAGTTCGTCCATCCATTCAACAGGAACGGTCAGCAGCGCGAATACTGGATGGTTTGCATGTGCGAGGACGAATCCTCGAGCGACGGTAGAGAAGTCATCCAGGACGCCGGGGATTTACCCGTCATGCTGGCTTTCTTTGACAGGGATGATCTATGCGAGTAGAACTGGACGAAGATGCAACTCGTGCGGCTGAGAAGGTAGCGGCCGGGCTCGGCATGTCGGTCAACAGCTATGTGAACTGGCTTGCCATGAGTGCATCTGAGGTGAACATTGTCGAAGCGGTATCGATCAAATTGGAACCAAAGGAACCGCTCGATACGGTGAAGCCGCGTTTCGTTCGGTATAGAAAATCATGGGTGGGGAGATTCTGAAAGATTATGACATGAAGATGACATTGACATGCGACGATCCATGATGTAGATTGTCGCTGCGAGCTGATCACTCGCCGAGTGTGCGCGCACACAAGCCTCTTCCCTGCAGGGGGAAGAGGCTTTTTTATTTTATGGAGACTGATGGTGCGTCCGACCAACATAGTTTCAGGCGACACATACACCTGGGACGTTTCCAACGGTGACTATCTCGCATCCGCGGGGTGGACCCTCAAGGTTACGATCAACAGCGCTACCCATCGCCTTCAAGTCACCGCCGCAACGGATACAGACGGGGACAGCTTCGATGTAACGCTCTCCGCCGCGAACACTCTCGCCCTTGCCACACCTGGCGCATACACCCTCGTTGAAGCCGTGGAAAAGGGAAGCGGTGCCACGATCGAACGGCACACCCTATTCCAGGGAACGGTGAACGTCACGGCGAGCGTGGCTGGCGTTATCACGCCGATCGATTCCCGCAGCATGGCGAGGAAGATGCTTGACGCTGTCGAAGCCACGATCCTCGGCAATCTCGGCAAGGGGCATGAATCGATGAGCATCGCAGCCAGGGCGATCGGGTACCGCTCATGGGATGAAATGCTGAAAGCCCGGGGCCGATTGAAGCTCGAAGTGGCAAACGAAGAAGCGGCCGAGAGAATAAGTCAGGGACTTGACGGTGGAAACCGGATAGTGACGCGCATGGGGTACGGTACATGGAGATGAACCTGCACTCGATACGTGTGGCACTCGGGAAGTTTTTCGGAGTCCCCGAACAGAATGTTGCACTCCCGCGTCGCAGGGCCTTTGATGCCGCCGCCACGGGGAGATCCTCAAGCGATTGGTCAAGTACGGAAGTTACGATCGACGCGGATCTCCGTTCCTCGATCAAGGCGGTTCGGGCGCGCGCGCGCTACCTCTCCCACAACAACGACTATGCGAAGCGGTTTATCTCTCTGGTCCGCTCCAACGTCGTGGGCCCTTACGGGTTCAAGCTCCAGGTGCAGGCCTCAGAATATCAGTCCATCGGTGGGAAGTGGAAGATCGTACAGGACAAGCTCGCAAACTCGATAATCGAGAATGCTTTCTACGAATGGTCCAAGCCAGCGAACTGTACGCTCGGCGGCCGGCAGAGTTTCCGCGCGGTCTGTGACATGGCGATGCGCTACGCCGCAAGGGATGGCGAGTTCTTTGTGCGCATGGTGACGGTGAAGAAGGCGCCCTATGGCTTCCGCTTGCAGTTCATCGATCCGATGAACGTGGATGATCAGTACACGACGCGCCTCTCCAGCGGGAATGTGGTGAAGATGGGTGTGGAGATGGACGGCGCGCGGCGTCCTGTCGCCTACTACGTGAAGAAAGTGAAACCGGAAACGGAGATCTACGGATGGACACCGCAAGGGGGAGATTACGAACGCATCCCGGCATCCGAAATGATCCACGGGTTCGACCAGGAATACGAGGGTCAGACACGCGGTATATCGTGGATGATTCAATCGATGTGGCGCCTCAAGATGCTCCAGGGATACGAAGAGGCAACAGTGGTGAAGGCCCGTGTCGCGGCCTCGGACATGGCGTATTTCATCCCCGGCGTCGACTCGGCGGAGCAGGGTCAGCTCCAGGGTAACGCGGTCGATTCAGACGGGAATGTCGTGGTGGACGCGGAGCCGGGCGGGATGCGGACCCTTCCTGCAGGGTGGGACGTGAAAACGTGGGGCCATGATTGGCCCTCCTCTCAGCACGAGATGTTCGTCAACGGAACACTCCGCGGGATTTCCTCCGGCCTGGGCGTGTCGTTCAACACCTTTGCAAACAACCTCGAGAAGGTGAACTACTCATCGATCCGGGCCGGGGTCATTGATGAACGTGAACTCTGGAAGTCACTCCAGGCATGGTTCACGGAAACTCTCCTCGAGCCGGTGTTCACGGCATGGCTCGAGATGGCGATCCTCACCGATTACGTGAAGCTGCCGATCTCCAAGTTTGACAAG